CGATCGTCGGCAAGGGAGTTGCGAAGGCCCGCCACGGAGAACGCCTGGCACGGGGTACCGCCCACAAGCACGTCGGCGTTGACGATCCATGCCTCGTCGCGGAGCTTGGTGAAATCGCCATGGCACGGGACATCCGCGTAGTGATGCGCCAGCACGGCGCGCGGGAACGGTTCGATTTCACTGAACGCGAGCGGCTTCCAACCAAGCTGGTGCCACGCGACGGAAGCCGCCTCGATGCCGGAACAGACGGAGAGGTATTTCATGCCGCCTTCTCCTCAGGTGGGAACTCGGTGGGAACGGGGAAACTCATGCCGCTTTCTCGCGGCTGCGGGCAAACGACCAGATGGCTCCCGCCTTTACTCGCTCGTCCATCGTCACGCGCTCCGCTTCATCAAGTTGGTGTTGAGAAGCCTTTCGGCTGCCGAAGCCGCTAGCCCGTCGCGCCCCTCGGCGGCGACGGTGCGAAGCGGCGCGCGCGAATTTTCTTCGCGCGTCTCAAGTCTAGTCTCGTCTTGTCTCGTCTCTGTCTCCGTCTTGTCTCCGTCTTGTCTTGTGGCGATACCGTCTCGATAGGGTTCAAATAGAGTATCGAGAGCCTTGCGAACGGACGCCTCCCGGTCGAATTTCTTGCGGCAGATTTCGGCCCTAAGCTCTTGAAATGCCTTGGCGCGCAAGGTGCCGCTGCTCACCTGTGCAAGCTGCGAGAGGATGCCCAAGGCGTGCTTTTGGTTCTGAGGGCCGTTGAACTCGACCCAATTGCCTATCAAAACCGTATTTTCCTCGGCATCCCATTCGATGAGCCCTGCTTTCGATAGGGTATCGATAGCCTCTCGGAACTGTTCCTCGGTGATCCCGATGTCGGCCGCCGCATAGAGCGGGTGGATGTCGAAGCACCCAGCCGAGTTGGCATGTGGGCATGTGAGGAGGTAGAGATAGACGTGGCGGGCCTCCAAGCTCGGAAGGCCGCGGAACTTCTTGGATCGCCACACCGTGGGCGAGACCTTTGAAAAATCGCGCACTAGGCGGCCCTTCCTCTTTTGTGAATGTAGATGGCCGAGCGGATGGTTTTCCGGATCATGTCGCGCGAGGTCTCGGAAACGCTCGCCGCGGCATGGGTGGCGCAATAGGAGGAACCGTCGCGCTGGGGGGCGTTGCAGAAACACTTGCCGGCGATCACGTCGGGGTGCTCGCTCACCGGCCACCGGCACCCGGTCACGTCGAGGATGCCGATCTGCGAGGCCCTGGCGGGCTTGGGAACGGGCACCGGAAGCGCCGGGAGGATGAGGCCGAGCGGCACCTTGGCCACCTCAGGGATGCGGCGGGTGGGCTCGCACGCGCGCTTGGGCGTGGTGTTGCGGAGAAGCTGGGGATTGATCCGCTGGCCCTCCACCGCATCGAGGATGGTGCGGGGGCGCTGCGGGCGGGGCCTCGTCTCGCACGGCGGCGGCGGAATGAGGCCGCGCTTGATGCGCTCGCGATTCCATTTGCCGATCACCGCATTGCGGGTGCACCCGAGCATGGCACCCACCTCGGAGGGGGATTTGCCGTTGCTCATCGCGGTGAACATTTCCTCGATCTTCTCGGCCGTCCATTTCATGTTCATGCCCATAGGCTATGCTCCATATTGCGCGGCGAGAAGCGCGATCCGGTGTTTGTTCCGTGGGCGGAGGAGAACAGGCTCAGATATGCTCATGGGGTTTCGCGCCTCCGGTAGTTGAGGTGCCGGGGGCCGCATTTTTCGGTTCCCTTGTCGTGGGAACGCTCGGGCTCGGGATAGGAATCGCGCTCGAAAATGCACCGCGTGCCGCGGCCCTGTGCGGCGATGATCTGCGGGGAATGGCACCACCGGCCGCCGTCTGCATCGTGGCGGATGTGGGCGCAATCGCGGCACAAGGCATCGGTGGTGGTGGTCGTGGTCTTTAGGTCCATCATGCTTCCCCCTCAATGGCGGCCTCGATGTCGGCCAGTTTGACGCGAAGCGCCGCCTGTATGGCGAAGCGCGAATAGCCCTTCTTGCGGAGATCACGGATGCGCTGCGCCATCGAGATTTGGGTGTCTCCGATTTCCTGGCGCTTGCCTTGGGCGATGCGCCACTCGGCCACGGCGTGATCGATGGCGGAGGAGGTCCAGAAACCGGGCTCGGCGGCCCCCTGCAATTTCGCGGCGCGGCGGATCGCGGCGCCCACGTCATCGATGCCGAACCGGGCGATGGCCCGGCGCAAGGTGCCGATCGCCATGGTCTCGAAAGGCTTTATGGTCGATTTGGGCTTGGGATAGACGAGCGGCGTGATGCCGCCGATCTCGCACGCCCGATCGATGTCGAGCGCCCACGCCGCGCCGGCGGCGCGCCCGGCCTTGAACAGTTGAAAGATGGTGATCGGCGTGGTGTTGCCGTTCACGTCGGTGAAGATGCCCGGTTGGTCACGCTCCGAGGCATTGACGATCGAGCACGGCACATGCTCGAAACCGCGGATCAAGGCGGCGGTGGCGCGGTGCTGGCCATCGATGATGGCGAACAATTCCCCACCCGGCACCCGCGCGACGATCAGGGGCGCAAATTTGTTCCAATCGAATTCACCACAGATTCGGGTGATGACGCGGAGCCCCCTGCCCTCGATCCGGCGTTGGTATCGATCGTCAATGCGGAGCGAGGCGAGCGGGAGATAGGCGAGCACCGGCAGCGCGCCGGCGGGGCCGGGCTTCGCGTGGTTGAGGGCGAGGCGCGAGAGCGGGAGAAGGTTGCTCACGTGTGATCCCTCCAATTCACGCGGCGAAGCTCGGGCGGGCCATTGTGACCGCGCTGCCAGATGAACCACGCGAAATCCATGGAGGCCGAGGCTTTCGGCCCGGTCCACCCGTCGCGGTGCATCATCGGGAGGCGCTTGGAGAACACATGCACGCGGGCGAGCGGGCCCATGTCGAGGATGTCGTTTCGCGTGGTGCCGGTGATGAAGGCGAGGCGGAGGAGCATCGCCACGTAGGGCGAGAGCGCGAGCGCCCGGCGCACGAAGGCCGGCGCATTCTTGAAGGGCGGGTTGGTGACGATCGCAAAGGGCGAGGGCGCGATGTGCTCGCCCATGCCGGGGATGAGGAAATCGATTCCGGCGTAGTCTTGGTGCGGGCTCGCATAGTCCACGAGATCGGTGGCGATGACCTCGTGGCCGCGCTCGCGGAGCACCGAGACGATGGCGCCGGGGCCGCAAGCCGGCTCCCATATCAGGTGTGGAAGCCTCTCGACGGCGAGGAGCGAAAGCACCGCCTCGCGCGGGGTTTCGTATAGGTCATTTCGGCGCACATCGAGGGCGTGCGCCTTGTTGCCGGTCTCGGTGGCGAGGCCGGTCACACGAGCACCCGGTAAACCCAAAGGCGCTCACCGTCGCAGCCACCACCGATGCGTTGGCGCTCGACGGTGTAGCCACCGAATTTCGCCTTGCGGAGATCGCGGAGCCGGGCCGACACGGATGCCTCGGGGTGGCCGGTCTCGCGGGCGATCTGGAAAAGCGCCCGCCATTGGCCATCGCGCATGAGGCGGAACACGTCGGCCGCCTGGCCATCGAGGCGGGCCCCGTCGCGGGCCCGATCGAAGGTCTCGCCGTCGCGGTCGCCCTTGATGGCCGGCGGTGTCCAGTCCCATAGCTCGGGCTGCATCATGTGCGCGACTCCCGCCATGCGCGGTTGCCGGCGGCGCGGAGGCGCAAATATCCCATGCGAAGGCCCTTCACCTCATCAGGCGCGCGCGAATAGGCATCATGGAATGCACTCCGATTAGGTTTCTGGTTGCGAGACGAGAAACCAAACGAGGAGCCATCCCCATGTGTAAGATCATCGATTTGCGAGCGGAGAGGCGGGCGCGCCGGGGAACGCATGACGAAAGCCGGCGCACCCGCCTTCCGAGCCGGGCAGGGAGGCCACCCGGCCTGGTGTCGATCGGCGTGGTGAGCACGGAACTCGTGCGCCGCCTCACCGAGAAGGAATGAAAGCCGGCGGGGGCGCCGTTGTGTCGCGTGATCCCCCCGCCGGCCCGTGCGGGCCGCGCGATTTGCCGTGATGTCGCCCGTGCCCGTGCAAGAGCCGGATCGCGCGTCTCTGCTTAGTCGGATGCCGCACGGCACCCGGTGGAGCCCCTTGCACGGGGAATAGAAAGGGCCCGCGAATGAAGCGGAGCGGGCCGAGGTGCCACCGCGCGGTGTG